GCAGGCACTCCCACCTCCTTCATACATCGAATCAGCATAAATCCACCAAGCTAGTTTTGAAACCGGCAGGCAAGCCTTTGCTTATTATAGTGTTAAAATCAATATCATGGCACTACTATTGTCACTGGGCCGATCTCTGCATACGGACCGGCGCAAACTAACTTACTTATCTATTAGATATTTTTCCAATGCAAGCAGTCTTGCTTCTTGTTCATTGACCTTTGACGTAAGTGCCTGAATTGCGCCAAGTAAGTCCATAACTATAGGGTTGTTATCCACACAAGGCCTATCTCGATAAACCCTATCAATTATTTCTTTTGTATCAGGGTCTAATATTTCCTCTACTAGCTCTTGCATATGCTTAATATACTGTGGAGCTATCTGTTCTACTTCTTCAGCGATAAACCCAAAACGTTCCCTGTTTTGCTCATCATCCTTATAAACATAATTAACAAATCTTAGTTCATTAATTCTATTAAGGGCCTCTGTAGCATCTGCATCTGCGATATCTCTCTTATACTCGCGACCAGATGTACCTTGAACGGCAAGAACTCCACCGGCGGTAGGCAGTCCGTTCACTATTTGATCTGTAAATGTTCCGTCATTTCGTCTCTGTAACAAATATGGCCTACCAGTTGTATTAGATATCTCAAACGAAACGATGCCACCATTATCAGTAGACGGTCTACCGAGATTAGCTAGTGACCATGTTACATACGTCTGACTTCCTGCTGTATTACTGACCTTGAAGCCAGATCCGAAATTAACGTTTGGCTGTCCAAATACAGGGATATCCTTGTTATCGAAGTTAATAGTTCCATTGTCCATTAACTGCAATGCTTTATTTCCAAGTCGGTTTATTAGGTACACCGCACCATTACCCGCATTGTTTGGAGCTGAGTTTGCACCTAGATAAGCTATGCGACCAGAACCGTCGTCCTTTGGCTTGTTGCTAACCTCTATACCCCATTCAAAACGGGGAGTTTGCTCCCATCTAAACAGCAATTGTCGCCACTCTGTTGTTTTATCAACTATTTCTGTGGATAAACTAAAGCGAGCGTGTAAGCGACCATCAGTACCCATTACTAACTGAGCTCGACGGGAGTTACCGTAACTTGATTGCCATCCGCACACGTTTGCAGGAACTTCAGCTTCCAGTGTGTTATACATCAGAAAGCCGCTAGACCAGCCTAAATCACTCATTGTAAATCTAGCGCCGCGCCCAAGCCCGTAAGCACCAATACTCATTTTATCTTTATCAAGCGCAGTAAAACTTTTAATCGTTACTTTCGTTCCGTCCGGCGCCGTGAGTGCAACATCGCCTGTGCCAGTCATAATTTGCTGCCAGCCGTCCATTTGCGCTTGATAGTATCCAAGCGTAGCCGCCAGTTGATTAGACCATGCTGCCGTACTGGCTGATTCGGCTACCATGATCGAATATTTGGAATTAGTGAAAGTTTTGTAGATTGGCTGGGCCAACTCAATCGACGTATCGCTAATGACACGCTTAACTTGATAGACGCCATCAACCCCAGCATTAGACGATACAAACAGTACGGAGCCATTCGTAATGCCGATCTTCGCATCGCTCCACTTTGTACCGGTGCCGGTAATAGTGGTTGCATTCAATGCGCCCGTGATCGTGCCTGTCACGTATAAAGACATAATATTTGCTCCAATAAAAAACCCGCCGAAGCGGGTTGTTAAGATTTAATCCATGTAAGCTGTTTCGATATAAACCTGATAATCAAGTTTAGGCATAAGCGCGGTATTCCAAGACCACGCGCCAGAGCCGCCGAAGTTTCCAAAAGCCTGCGCACGTAAACCATCAGAAAAACCAGTAAACACGCTAAACGCATTACCACCGTTACGCTTTACCGTTCCTGTGATTGATGGGCAAACGGCTATCGAACGGCCAGCAACAATGCTGGTATTCGGCGTCGCATGGGCATCTGTAATGGGTACCGTTCGAATAAATAGGGGGTTATCCAGCGATGACCATTCAACGGCGCCAGCCTCGTTTCTAATAACTGATCCATACTCTGGCGCAATGCCGGTTGTCCCTACCCCCATTTGATAAATAATCGCGGGTTTACTGACAGCAGCCCCTGACGGCGGTGGTGCAATAAAGAGCCCCATTTGGGAGCCGGAAACAGATGCGACCAAAGCCACATTCGCTTCATACCCGCCCTCTATGCGTACAAACGGGATCGTAGTTTGTGGGTTTGGAATATTAATGATTAATGGGCCTTGCCCTGCTGGAGGCACAATGACACGTTGTCTAGCAATCAGTGAAAAATTGCGCAAAGTGGTATCGTATATCGTCCTACCCTTATCATTTTTCAACTCAACGTAAAATGGCATGGCCTATTTCTCCACTACGCAAACAAAGATATAACCCGACGTGGAAGCATCGGAAGCAATGCTTGTCCATGAAATTGTATTTCCGTTTATCTTGGGATGAATATAAGCGCCTATAGAACCACCAGATCCCGATACGGAATACGTTAAGTTGTATACATTCAAATCTACGCTTGGATAACTTTTACTCCCATTTCTATTCGCACCAGTGATCATAATGCTATCGAGAAAAAAAGAGCGCCCATCTATAGCGCTCGTTTCAATCCCTTTTTCGTTATAAACAAACACGCCATAGGTTGCCATTAAGGTTTATACCCCGCTCCAAATCGCTTCACTCCTTTCGCGTCATACACAGCCATACCATTAGAATCAAACACGGAGCGACCACCGCCCGGTAACGCCGAGTTCATTTCTAACACGCCATTCTTATCGATGCGCCAGCCAGCCTTACCCGCGACGTAATTGTTTGACTGAATATAGCTGCCGATTTTGGCGTTGGTTATCGATGCATCTTGGATGAGCGCGGAAACAATGAAGGTTTGCGAACCTTGAATGAAGAATGGCAACGTATACCCGTTAGTGGCAGGATTTAACACAGCGAATTGATCAGCCCTGGCTAAAATACGTGTGCTCACTGCTCCAGCAGCGTTAACCTCAGCCCCGACAGACAAACCAGCTGCGTAATACTTGCCCTTATACGTGATGCCAGTACCAATGCTGTATACCGCGCTTCCAACCCCATTCTGATCGAATATGGTTTGGCCTCTGACTTTAATCGCTGCGGTATTGCCGTTAACCGTTGTCGTCAGTGCTGTAACCTTCTCGGATAAAGCTTTGTCTCCCTCTGCGACTGTTTTGCTCAATTCCGTGATATTGCTATTAGTGGTATCAGTTTTTGAATTTAGCTGGGTGATTTGTTGGGATAATGCTTTGTCGCCATCCGCAACGGTTTGGCTTAATGAACTCAGGGATGCATCAGTTTTATCCGTCTTAGCATTTAAATTGGTGATATCTGTAGCTGTTGAACTCTCATTATCAGAAACAGTTTGGGAGAGCTTCGCTAAACTCGCGTTTGTCTTTTCTGTTTCAGTTTTAAGTTCTATCACTTGCGTTGCACGAGCTTCTGTTTCAGTAGCGATAGCCTCTCTCGTTACTGTAATTTCTGCTTTTCGATCCCCATTTTCTTTACGCCAGCGCTTAGAGTCTGCATCAATAGTTAAAGAGTTTATAATTGATGCCGTCGAGTTTGATATTGAATCTCCAGCTATCTCCTCAAGCTTTTTATTTGCATCAACTACATTTTCATTTAATTCTTTAAATACCTCAGACTCCTCAATGCCTTTTTTAACTTCATCAGCAATCCAATCAACATCCGTGCTGGACTCCCCTAAAACCCACTCAATCCAGTCCCCCTGATTCCCCGTCTTATCCACCAATCGAGCGCGATAGAAGAATGACTGGCCCGCGCTTAGCCCCATCTGCTGATAGCTGCGCTGGGGATACGGAATATCAGATAGAAGCATGGCTCCGTCTTCAGCGTTTTTATCGTTGTACTGAATCTCAGTTTTAAGCGTATCTTCCGCCCCCTCCGGGAAGTTCCACGATAACCCTACTCCCAATATCAAAGGCTCTGCTTTGAATCCTACAGGAAGCGGTGGTTTTCCTTCTTTGCCATTAAGCTGTGTCTCGAGTGACGTTGCCCACAGCGAAGAAATATCACTGGCGTTGATAGCACGAACGCGGACCAAATAGCGCCCCGCATAGATGTTAGGAACCTCAAAACCCAGCGCCGAGGTGCGAGGGACTGATACCCAGTTACCGTTATCTTTTCGCCACTCAGCCTCATAAGCGATCGCATTCTTCACCGCGCTCCACGTTGCGCGCATCGTGGTAACGGCTATCCCCTGATTGATGCTTGAGTAGCTGGTAATAAGAACATTTTCTGGCGCCACCTGAACACCCGGTGGAATAACAGAAATAGGGCGATCGTCTATGCGTGCGCCGGTATCAATCCGCGCATATTTGTCTGGGTCATGATAAGCACCAACGATGGTGTAGGTGTTGTCGTTGTTGTCTGCCACACTCACGACGCGGTAGAGCTGCACAGCGAGTTCATCAGCATCAACTGCCCATACTGATTCAGCCTGCGGAGTTTCACTATAGCTCGTTGTCACCGTAACAAGGCGACCATTTACCGACTGCACCGTTCTGGCCTGACTGATACCAGAAGGTAAATTAACGATCAGACGGTCGCCGCTCTTAATATCTGGCTCGCGGTCGAGGCGAACATTTCGCCCTTCAACGCTGCTAATGCGGCCTCCCATAACGCGCCCTGAGAGCATCTGATCGGCAACGCCAATAATATGCCCCGGAAACGGGATTAAACCATCGAGTCCCACGGAAAACTCAACCGTTCGATCTTGGCTATTACTCAATAATGCCCAGCGGCCACGGCGATTAGCTTCGCTTTGACGCGTACAACCGATGGCAGTGATCTCCGTCTGGTTCACCCCGTATCGGCGTACTAATGCATTTTCGAACACCGACTCGACAGCATCGGCATAATGATTGGCTGGGTCTGACCATCCCACCATAGCTGTGGTGTACCGCGTGCGTTCGCTCGAGGCAGAGTAGGCAAACTTCCCATTAATAACGTTGGCTCGCGTGTAGGTGTAATCCAAGTCTCGCGGCATATCTGCCAGTGTCACTATCTGATTTTGCCCGTAACATGTCATACCACGGAATATCGCGGCAAAGTCCGTCAAAACGGTCCATGCATCTTCACGCGACTGAATGTACACATCACACTTAAAGCGTGGCTCCATACCATCCGCGCCGCGTCCATCGGGTACCAGTTGATCACAATACTGCGCGATACGATAAAGCTCAGATTCATCCACCTGCGTGGAGTCAATGCGTTGACCTAACCCGTAACGATCAGAGATCAAGATGTCATAGAACACCCATGCTGGGTTATCAGTCCACGCCCACTTAAATCCGCCCGTCCAGACACCAGAGTATTGCCGCGTCACCGGGTCATAATTATCCGGCACTCTGACAATCATCATCTTGGGTCGGCATGTTACTTTAGGGATGTTTTGAAACTGCTTAGCGTTAAATTCTACGTAGAGCAGCGCAGTGTTTGGATAGCGTAATTTGGCATCGATAACTTCAGTGTAAGCCTCGACATTCATCGTGTCGGCAATACGACCGCTATTAGCGTTGGCAGTTAGACGGCGAACACGCAACTGCCAGCCGGTTGTCGCTTTGGGTAAATCGATACGGTGGCTGCGCTCATAAAGCGTTGTCGTTTTGCCATCAACGGCAGATTTGAGCACCTCGCGATATGCGCCACCATCCGTGGACACATCGATAGCGTATTCAATTTTGTAGCCGTTCACATCGCCGTTATCTTTTTGCTGCTGCAATGCAGGCCAACCAAAACGTAAACGCACTGCTGATAACTGGGTATTGTTAACAGCACGCACCCACGGCGCCGAGCTCTTAAGTTCGGTACCGATGGTGATTTCATTCTCAACAGCGGGGACACCTTTGATATATTCCTGCGATTGGGTACCGGGGCGAAACTCCCAGCTTACCCCCTCGAAATTCGAGCTACCGTCCTCATTAGTGAGCGGCGTTCCATCTAGGTAGATATTGGTACCATCAAGACCACCAGCCCATTCCCCCTCACCCAGCGCGAGCAATATTTTTGCAATGGCCATCGACTGGATACTATCGGGTGATTCAACAGGCGTATGCCCACCACCGCCGCCACCTTTATGGCCTTTAATCTCGTTTATCATATTTCACCCATAAAAAAACCCGCCGCAGCGGGTCATGTGAATTGATATATTTATTGCTGGTCTTCGGTATATATCCCAGCGGAAATAACTGCCCCGCCGATCTCTCGCTCACCATAACCGATGGCAACCGGATTGCCCTGAGCGGTGCTGTTAACAGGACCACCAAAGGCATAGCTGGGTTTATTGTCTGGATCTTGCCGCATTCGAATGCCAGCTTGTTGGGGGGATAACATTTGGACTACACCACCGAGCGCCATCGATGCACCCGCCATTCCTATGCTCCACGCTGTAGTCGATGTAACTAACCCCAACCCTATAGGCCCCATTGCTAGAGCAGCGCCAATTAAAGCAACGCCTAAAATTGTTTGGAAAAGTCCACCGCGTTTATTTCCCATAATTACAGGAAGTAAATGAATAGGTTCAGAGCCTTTAGTCATTTCCAACTCATCCAAGCCAACATTGCGTTTACCAACAAATACTGCAAACGTCAGTCCACGCTGGTGAGCCTCCATTAAATATTTTTCGAAATTTGGAATTAAGTTTTTTGCGGCACTGACCATCTTAGGGACACTGCTAGCCCTATACGTAAATTCTTTTCCAAATTCATTGATTAGTAATCCATGGAAGATTAATTTTCTTTCGGGGAGTGTTATGAATGACATTTTATCTCCATAAAAAAACCCGCAGTTGCGGGTTTATTTGCAGCTTAAGGCTATCTGCCTTAAGTCATCTTTTTTATACAAGCCACGAAGATATAACTTAATGTTCGACTCGTTTTGTTCCACTTTTGATATATCAGCTACAGCCAAGAAGCTGTCCGTGTATACAGTTTTTCCTTCTGGTGCTGGTTGAATATATACCTTCATCGGACCATCAAGAAGGTTCTGGCTTTGCCATCCATATAGAATACATTCAGCCACAGCATCAGGCGATTTGCTCGAGTTGAAAGAAGCATCCGGCTTTTCTGATCTAATATCAGATAGGCTTTTACATCCAACCAAGCCCAATATAGCCAACACAACGATTGTTTTTTTCATATCAGCATCCCTTTAGTTAATGCTCAAAGGGTACCATAAGCTTTATTGGTTAATCAGGCTCATATGTCTGACTATCTTCACAGTTCGATCTTTCCAGTATCCCCCGTAGGGAACACGCTGACTCAACATGCCGTACATATGATGCAACAACATCCCATCATCTAGCAGAATACCGGCATGATTCGCGACCGGCGCGGAGACTTGCATTATCACCATATCGCCTGATTGAGGTGGGCCACTAAACTCACGAAAACCGCATTCGTACCAATTATCCAGATAGAGATTTTCGCTTCCTGATTCCCACCATAGATAATCAACGCGGTAATCATTAAGCACAATGCCATGCGTTTGCCGGAAGTAGCTCATAACCAGCCCCCAGCAGTCTGTATGCCCTAATACAAACGCGCGCCCCACCAGCGGCAATTCCCCACGCGGCATCACTGTGCGCAAGTCCCCTTCAGGATAACTCACGATATGCCACGGCATTGCCATAGCGTCACATTGTGCCTTATCCAGCTCACTCGGCTGCGTGGTGGCATCGGGATGACTATGTACAATCCCCGTTACGGTTCCCCATCGTTCTGCTGCAATATAATCCTCCGGAGATAAATGAAACTGTTCCGTGGGATTTTCCGCGATATTACGGCAGGGAAAGTAGCGTTCCACACGTGATTTTTGCGCCACCACGCCGCAGCATTCAGCCGGATAAACCTCTGCGGCATGGGCCACAATAGCCTGTATCGTTTTCTCTCTCATACTATTGCCTTATCAGTGCTGCACCCGGAAAACCGCCAAACGGCACCGGATTGTTTTCACCAAAGCGCTTTTGGCAATCGCTGAGTAACCCACCGCACTTATCCTGACTCGGATCATCAACCGGCTGCCCATTCTCATCAAAGTAGCGCGTCCCCGCGTAATCACACCCTTTGCCCGTTCGGTACCAACCGCGTGAGCACCATGTACACAACGAATGGATCTGGCGCGTCGGTATTTGCAGGCCACGTAAATCAGCAGGGCTCGCCAGCTCAAACTCAACGGTTTCATCGTTTTCGAGTGACTTGCGGTCGATATAGTAAACCTGCTTTTTTTCCTGCTCGGGATCGGCGGTAGAATTGCCTTCGGGGAAGTTCTTAGCATCGAGGTAGTGAACCATCGTGTCATGGATGGTCACTTTAGCCT